GAGATTATTCGGCCTTTGCTGGCAGATAGACTCGGATGGGCAGTTTTTATTGGAACGCCTAAAGGTCATAACGCCTTCTGGGACATCTATAGCAACGCCATTAAGTCAGACGATTGGTATGCCAAGACTCTAAGGGCTAGTCAAACAGGCTTACTGCCTAAGAGTGAGTTAGATGATGCTGCCAAGTCAATGACGCAAGACCAATACTTGCAAGAGTTTGAGTGTGACTTTGAATCAGCCATTTTAGGCGCTTTCTACGGCAAAGAGATGCGCCAACTTACCGACCAAGGCAGAGTTACTAATGTTGACTATGACCCTATGTTTCCTGTGCATACAGCATGGGACTTAGGCTATAGCGATGACACAGCTATATGGTGGTTTCAAGTAGTGCATGGCGAGATTCGTATGCTTGACTATCATTCAAGTAATGGTCAACCAGTCGCTTTCTATGCTGGAATTATTCAGTCAAGAGAAGCAGAAAGAGGCTATGTGTATGGTACACATTATTTACCCCATGATGCTCGTGCAAAGACTTTAGCGTCAAATAGAAGCATAATTGAGCAACTTTCAGACAAAATTGCGTTAAAATCAATGAAAATTGTACCAATGTTGTCATTGCAAGATGGAATACAAGCTACACGACTAGCATTAACTAGGGCTTGGTTTGACCATAAATGCGAGGATGGCATTGAATGTTTAAGGCAGTATCAGCGTGAGTACGATGAAGATAAGAAGGTCTTTAGGGATAAACCTAGACATGATTGGACTTCTCATGGTGCAGACGCATTTAGGATGTTAAGTATTGCCTGGAAAGAAGAAGCTAAGTTACCCTCGAAAGATGACTCGATTAGAGGTGTATTTGTAGGCAAAACAGATGTAACTTTAAAAGAATTGTGGTCACAGCAACAAACTGTTACCAACAGGAGAATTTAATGCAAAAAGAAGATAGCAAACACTCATACGAGTCTTGGTACAAATGTATCATGGGTTACGAAAGAAGCTATAAGCGTTGGGAAGCTAGAGTAGACCGCATAGTAAAGAAGTATAAGGATGACAGTCGCTATGACCGCAATCCTAATGCTAGGTTTAATATCCTATGGTCAAATGTCCAAACAATTCAACCTGCTATTTTTGCTAGACTCCCTAGACCTGATGTAAGCCGTAGATTTAGGGATAATGACCCTATAGGCAGAGTCGCTTCTATGATGCTTGAAAGAGCCTTAGAGTTTGAGATTGAACACTATGGTGACTACAAGTCAGCCATGAATAACGCTGTATTAGACCGATTATTAGGTGGTCGTGGTGTAGCTTGGGTGCGTTATGAGCCGCATATTGTAGGCGAAGAAGATGGCGAGCCTGATGACGGACTAGAAGTAACTGAAGATTCTGACGAAGCTGAAACTGAAGGTGCAGTAGAGAATGAATCACAAGAGCGCATTGAATACGAATGCTGCCCAGTAGATTATGTGCATTGGCGTGATTTTGGTCACACAATCGCTAGGACTTGGGAAGAAGTCACCGCAGTATGGCGCAGAGTCTATATGTCTCGCCCTGCTTTGGTTGAAAGATTTGGCGAAGAAATGGGTCATAAAATCCCATTGGATACCAAGCCTGATGACTTAAAACAATCTTACAAGTCAGATGACGGAGTATATGAAGCGGTGATATACGAAGTCTGGGATAAAGAAACAGGTAAAGTCTTATGGATTAGCAAATCACTCGGCAAGATTGTCGATGAGCGTGATGACCCATTAGGATTAGAAAACTTTTGGCCTTGTCCTAAGCCACTTTACGCTACTCTTACTACAGACTCGCTAGAGCCTATTCCTGACTTTACTATCTACCAAGACCAAGCTAGAGAGTTAGACACGCTATGTGACCGCATTGATGGCTTGATTAACGCTCTTAAAGTGCGTGGTGTATACGATGCTTCAGCAAGTGAGCTACAACGCTTATTTTCTGAAGGTGAAAATAACACGATGATTCCAGTAGCTAACTGGATGGCATTTGCTGAAAAGCAAGGTATGAAAGGTGCTATTGACTTAGTAGACTTAGCCCCATTCTCGACTGCTTTAATGGCTTGTTATCAAGCAATGGAACAAGTTAAGAATCAAATCTATGAGTTAATGGGTATTTCTGACATTCAAAGAGGTCAATCAGACCCTAATGACACGCTTGGCGCACAGATTATCAAGTCAAATAACGCTGCTGGTCGTCTAAAGACTCAGCAACACGCAGTAGTAGATTTCGCAACATCTCTGTTGTCTATTAAAGCGCAGATTATCTGCAATCACTTTACTGATGAAACGCTAGTTAAGATTAGTGGTGCAATGCAATTGTCTGAGCAAGATAAACAGATGATTCCACAAGCAATAGAACTATTAAGAAACGAAGCTAGTAAGAATTTCCGCATTGAAGTTACTTCTGATTCGATGATTTACCAAGATGAACAGCAAGAAAAGCAAGATAGGATGCAATTCTTGCAAGCAGTCGGTGGATTTATGGCCCAAGCTGTACCAATGGTACAAAATAGCCCTGAGTTAGCACCTATGGCGCTTGAAATGCTGAAATTTGGTGTTACAGCCTTTAAAGCCGGTAAGCAATTAGAAGGTATTATTGACGAAACAGCCGATAAATTGCGTATTTCTGCACAACAATCACAAGGTCAACCTAAACCGCCTCCTCCTGAGATTCAGAAGGCGCAAATGGACAACCAATCGAAGATGCAACAGATTCAGATGCAAGCCCAGGTTGAACAAGCTAAGTTACAAGGTCAAATGCAGCTTGAAAAAGCTAAACAAGAGTACCAAGCCCAAGAGAATCAGCTTAAATTCCAGTTAGAACAGCAACGAAATCAAGCAGATAGGGATATGGAACTTAAAGTAGCCCAAATGAAGATGATGACTGAGAGAAACACTCAGGTCTTGCTTGCTCACATCAACAATGGCGCAAAAATTGAAGTTGCTAGAATTGGCGCACAAGATGACGATGGCGCACAGGCTTATTTGACTGAAGAAGAATATGTCAAAGCGCAAGAACATCCTATGCAACCTATTGCTAACGCTATTGGTCAAGGAAATAACCAAATGGCACAAGCTATTGCTGCTTTAGTAGATACAATCAACCAACAGCACAACAGACCTAAAACTGTATTGCGTGACGAAAACGGCAAAATTGTAGGAGTACATTAATGACTATTACAGTCACCCATAGTAAGGTTTCGGCAATACCTGACGGAACAGACACATCTGTTGTACGCCCTAGTGATTGGAACGCTACTCATACTTTAGTCGGCGTTGGTACTGCCGCTTCTTTAGATGCTGGTGTTGCTAATGGAGTAGCTACACTTGACTCTGGTGGGCAAGTACCACTTTCTCAACTTCCACCACTAGGTGATTTAAACTATCAAGGTGCTTGGAATGCAAACACAAATAGCCCTACACTTACATCCTCAACTGGAACTAAGGGTTATTACTATGTTGTAAGCGTTGCAGGCACAACTAATTTAAACGGTATTACTGACTGGCAAATCGGTGACTGGGCTGTATTTAACGGCTCTGTATGGCAGAAGATAGACAATACTGACGCTGTAACAAGCGTAAACGGATATACAGGCACAGTCGTATTAACTGCCGCAGATGTAAGCGCAGTACCCTATACAGGTGCTACAGGCGCAGTCGATTTAAACGCTAAGACATTGGTTAATGTTTCTAATCTTGGAGTTAATACAAATACTGTACCGACTATTAAAATTAGAGCAGTCGGAGATAACAACTCAACTTCTCGCATTGCTATGCGTGGCTATTCTAGTGACGCTAATAGCTCGGCTATTCGTGTAAGTAAGTTTAGGGGTACTGTTGCCGCACCACAAGCACCTATTAGCGGTGATAGTCTAGGTAAGTTTGAATTAGCAGGTTATGGCACGACTTCAGCAGATGCCTACCCACAAGTATCATTAGAAGGCGTAACAACAGAGGTATGGGGTGCTACTGCTAGGGGTGCAAAGGCTGTAGTTAAAGTTACGCCAAATACTACGATTACTCAAGTTACCGCTTTAACAATAGACCAAGATAAATCAGCTACTTTTGCTGGTTCTGTATCTGCTACTTCATTTAGTGGCTCAGGTTCAGGACTTACAGGTGTCGTTACTAGCGTAACTGGTACTGCACCAGTAGTGTCTAGCGGTGGTGCTACCCCTGCAATCAGTATGGCGGCCGCTAATACCACCACAAATGGCTACCTTACAAGCACCGACTGGAA